CACAAGTTATTCAGCACAAAACTTCGATTGCATTTGAAGCGGCTGCCAAAGCTTTGGTATATAAAGTTTTAAGGAATACCTCTACCCCGTATGCGGACTATGATGCTATAACAGCCTGCATCGGAAAAGACGATTTTTACCAATATACGGATGATTTTCTGTGGGAAACCATCCGAAAAGAATGTATGTCTTCCTCTGATGCTTACATAAAAACATTATGGGAGTGCGTAAGCCAAAGGAAAAAGCCCGTACATGTATTGACATTGACGGATATCATTCCAAAGAAGTCGGTAAATTCCAAAGAAAAACCTGTAAACGACCCAGTTTATTTTCTGACAAAATGGCTGGTTCAAAATACACTTAGTGATTTGGCCCAAGCAGCAGGAATCGATCCGGCATTCATCGGTTATGTGGAATCCTCCGTATATTTAGAATCCATTTCCTCCTATCTCAAAGCGGAAGATTGTTCTTTGGACGAATTCCCCGATGAAATAAGAGGTGCAATTCGCATAATGGATAAAGAAGGCAACATTACATTTTTGGCATCCGACCACAAATCCTTGATAAACAAAATGGTTGATTTTACCTCTAATACATTAGATATATTTGTACTCGGAAATGTTGAAACCGATAAAGCAGAAAGGCTGAAACAAGCGATACTTTCGAAAACGAAAAATAAATAACACAGATACCTGATAAGTCAAGCATTGCTTATCAGGTATTTTATTCTTCGCCTTTCAGTTCCAAAACGCGCATAAGCAAAACGGCGACTTCGGCGCGGGAGGCGGGGCGGTCGGGACGGAAGGTCCCGTCAGGGTAGCCGTTGATGATCCCCTGCGCAGCGAGCGCGCTGACGGCCCCGGCGTACCACGCGGAGCCGGAGACGTCGGGGAAGGACTGCGCGGACGGCGTGTCCCCCGCGCCCGTTTCCGGCGCCGGCTCGGGGACCGTCCCTTCCGCCCCGACCCGTTCGAGGTCGTCCGCGTACACCGCCGCGACCGTGTCCCCGTTTTCGTCCGCCAGAACCGTCCGGCCGTCCGCGCGGCTGTCCTGCCTGACGGTATAGCTGTCCCCGTAGATCGTCCAGCTTCCACCCCCGAACAGCCGTCCCCGCTTCTTTCCGTTTTCGACCGTGATGTTCCGCACCGGCCTGACGGTGTCGCCTGCCTTGTAAAGCGTCATTGTGGTTTCTCCTTTCTTTTGAAGCCCGAGCGTGTCGGCGATGGCTTGTGCGATTGCGCCGGCCTGCACGTCCTGGTTGTCAATCAGCCAGCGCGCCGACGGCTCGTAGTCGTGGAAATTGACCTCGAGGATCACGGGGATGACCCCGCGCCTGTACGGCTCCCGGATCTCACCGTAGCCCGCGCCGTCAAAGGCCTGCATTCCGTCCCGAACCGGATTCGGGAAGGTGATCGGCAGGGTGCAGACCGCGTTCAGCCGCTCGGCCAGCGCCGTTGCCAGCGCCTTCGACCGCTGGCTGTCGGGATGGTAGAACGCCTGCGCGCCGCAGTGGGCGCCGTCGTAGGCGTTGTCGTGGAGGGCAAGATAGTAGTCCGCGCCGAGCGCCGCAGCCTCCTCCGGGCGGCCCCTGTAGTCCCTGCTCTCAGAGAAGACGGTCGCTGCATACACGGACACACCCTCGTATGCCTCCAGCTCCCGCTGCACGAGCCCGGACAGCTTTTCGCATTGTGTTTTTTCGTCGTAGCCGCTGATGCAGTAGGCATTGTAATGGTTCGCCGGCGCGAGATAGATTTTGACGGTTGAGGTTTTGGACATAGAACGCTCCCTTCTTAAATCGCTGATTGTTCGCACACAGTCCGAATCCGGCCTGCCTGTCTTCTGTTTCGCCTGTGCGGTTTACCGATGCGCAGCGCGTTTTTGTAAAATTCGGAGATCAGGTACGACGCATAGACCCTATCGGTTTCGTCTTTGCCGACTTCGTTCAACTCCAACGTCAAATAATCGTTTCCGATGCCGATCGAGCATGCAATATTCATTCCTGCTTTTCCTCCGTTTCCGATTTGCCGCCGGAAAGCTGCTTGAAGACCTGGTGCGCGCCGGTGGCGGCGAGACCGGAGACGATGCCGACGGCGACGGCGGTGAGGGGGTCGGACGCCGGGAAATCGGGGATGACAAACGAGCCGGCGACGCCGAGGACGCCGCCGAGCGCGCCGCAGATGACCGGTAGCCACTTGCTGTCCAGCTTCGTGGCCTTGACCGCCTGCGCGGCCAGCGCGCAGATCACCGTGACCGCAGCCACGGACGTGATGCCGTAAAAATCCATTATATGTGCTCCTTTCCGTTTAATCCGTATGCAAGTGCTCGATTCCCTGCTTTGTCAGGAAATCCTTCTGGCTGTGCTTGACCTGCGCGGCATAGTGCAGCGCGTCGCTCATGTCCCCGTTACAATGCGCGTCGGGAATGCGCTGGACGGCCTTCGCGGTCGCTTCTCCGAGCGCGATGGCGGCGTTGACGCCCTTGATGAGCGCCATATCCAGTTCCTTTCTCGCCCTTTCGATCTCCGCGCGTTCGTCCTCCCGCCTGTCGATGCGCCGCCTGAGCAGCCAGAAGCAGAGGCCCGTAACCGCCGTCGGGACGCCGAGAAACGCGGCAAGCTGTACGATGTCGATGTACATATGCCGCCTCCTACTGGTACAGCTTCGTGATGAACGGGCGGCTGTAGGAGCCCGTGCGGAGGAAGCGGAGGCAGATGCCGATGCAGTTCGTGTCCCTGTAGCCGTGCGGGGTGATGGTCAGCACGTTGCCGCTGTACCTCATACCGGACTGCGCCGTGTTGAGCTGGATGGTCTTCCCGCTGCTGTTGGTCAGCTTGATCACGTCCCCTGCGCTCATCATCTCGCCGGTCGCCCACGCCGAGCCGTAGAAATAGATGCCGTTGGATACGCCGGACGACGGCAGCGACGTGATCGTCGCCGTCTTGCTCGTGCCGGAAAACGCATAATCATAGCTCGTCAGATTCAGCGACGTGCCGGAGGTTTCGACAGGCGTCGGGTCGGGCTGCTGCGATTCCGTCAGCTTTCCGGCGGCGTCCAGCGTGGCGATGCCGCCGGCCTGTCCGCGCAGGTAAGCGATACGGGCAAACACGTCGTCCGGCGTGACGGCCGCGTTCTCCTTTCCCCACGGATGTCCGCTCTGCCACGTGTTCACCGTCGAGTCGGAAAGCAGCGAGGCCTTGTTCAGCGGCGTGCCCTCCTGCGTCGGCTGGTCGGCGCGCGTCAGATCGTAGGTATCGGCCTGTCCCGCGACCGGCGTCAGCTTTACGCGTCCGGGATAGGCGGAAATTCTGTCCTGCATATGTTTTGTCATCCTTTCTGTTTCGTTGAACGGCCTGCAGGCCGCTCAAACATCGTTTGCATAAAGCTCTCCCGCATAGAACGCCCCCGCACGGATGCGGTCGAGCGCGGCGTTGACGTCAAGCAGCACCTGCTCGATGGCGTTGGCCTCGGCGAAGGTCAGCCTGTCCATATCCTCCGGCAGCGCGGGAAGGCCGGGGAGTGCGTCGGCAAGCACCGCGCGCACGGCCGCGACGCAGGCGAGATACGCGGCCGCCTCCTCTGCGTCGGGTATCCCGCCCTCCGTCCAGCCGACGTGCGAGCTTACGTCTATCCCATACCCCGCGTCCGTCAGCCTGCCGGCGACGTACCCGACGGCGCTCCCGACGCGGTTGAGGTCGGACGCGTTGTACGCGCCCTTCAGGCCGGCGTCCCAGGCGGCTTTTTCTTCTGTCGTCATTGCGGCATACCCCTTCGCCGCAAGCCGCTTCACCTCGTCCGCGTCGGCCTGCGTGCGGTCGGTAATGAGGTTGAGCAGCCCGTAGTACAGCGTGACGGCGGCCGTGTACGTCCTCCCTGCGGCGGTGATCATTTCCAGCTCGACGCGGTATACGTCGTCCGCGGACCTGTCCGCCGTCGTCGTCCAGGCGTCGCCGTCGCCCCGCGTCCACGTTGTCGGCACGGCGTTCACCGTCCCCGTGACGTACACCACGTCGCTCTGCAGCGGAACTACGAGTTTCGCGCTTTGCGCGAACTCGGGCAGTTCGCTTAGCGAACTGCAACTGAGTGTTCGTGTGTCTGCCATTCGGCACTCCTTTCCTGCCGAGTCGTTCAGCCAATGGCTGAACTACTGAACGACGACCGTAATGGTGACGGTAGCGCCGGCGTCGGCGGGATTGGGTGTGATTCCGGCGGAAACGATCTGCGGCACCGAGGTATCCAGCGTGACGTTCCGCGTGACCGTCGACACCTTGCCCGCCGCGTCGGTCGCCGTGACGACGATGGTGTTCGCGCCCTCGGCCAGCGTCACCGTCTTGGAGAACGCGCCGTTCGCCTGCACGGTCACGGGCCCCTGATCGGCGCTGTTGAGCGTGACGGTGATCACGACGGGGCTGCTCGTCGCGTCGTTGGTCGTGCCGGACACGGCAAGGGCGGCCGTCGCGGTGACCAGTCCCTCGGCGGGAGAGGTGACGTTCAGTGCCGGCGGAACCGTGTCTACGGTGAAGGTCGTGCTCTTCGCCGCCGCCGCGTTGCCGTCGTTGTCGGCAGCTTCGACGGACACCGTGTGCGCGCCGTCCCCCATCGCCGCCGACGGCGTATAGGTAAAGCTGTAGCCGTTCGTGATCGCCGTATGCGTGACCTCCGCAGCGGATACGGCGGTGCCGTCCAGCTTGACAACGACCGAGTCGAGGTCGACGCCCGACCCGCCGGATTCATCCGTCACCGTGAATACCACCGGCTGCTGATTATTGGAAACATAGGCGCCATCGGACGGCGACAGGATCGTGATGACCGGCGCGACGCGTTCCTCGACGTAGAACTTCAGCCCTTCCAGCGTCGACGCATCGGCAGAGCCGGTCGTGCCCGCCGTGTTCGTCGCCTCGACGGTCACGTTGTAATAGCCGCCGGGCTGGTTGTAGGACGTCGCGCCCGGCGCCGTTATCTGCGCCGTGTACTGACCCGCCGTGCCCGTGGCGGTCAGCGTGTACCACGTCCCGTTGATCTGCGCCCGTACCTGTGTGATTGCCATTGCTTTTTCTTCCTTTCCGCTTGCTCATTTACGATTTACTCATTTACGATTCACCTTTTGCGTACAAGTTTTCCCGAAGGGCAAACTTGGGTAGTTCGGCTTTAGCTGAACTCCTGTATAAACGTTCGCGCAAAGCACAGCAGTTCAGCCTTCGGCTGAACTACGGGAGTTCGGCTTCAGCCGAACTCCTGCTCTCCGGC